CGTAAACCTTTGATGTTCGTTCTAGACTCCTTAGGTATGCTTGCCAGCAATAAGGAGGTTGAGGATGTTGCGAATGATAAGCAGGTCAGGGACATGACTAAGAGTCAGTTGATTAAGGGTGCCTTCAGGGTCCTTACACTCAAACTTGGTAAGGCAAACGTGCCTATGCTGGTCACCAACCATACTTACGATGTGATTGGTTCTTATGTTCCTATGAAAGAGATGGGTGGTGGTAGTGGTCTGAAGTATGCATCTTCTACTATCATCTATCTGTCTAAGAAGAAAGAGAAGGACGGTACAGATATTGTCGGTAACATTATCAAATGCAAAGCACAGAAGTCTCGTCTGACCAAAGAAAATAGTCAGATTGAAACTCGTCTTTACTATGATCGTGGTCTTGACAAATACTATGGACTGCTAGAACTTGGTGAGAAGTATGGAATGTGGAAGAATGTTGCTGGTCGCTATGAAATGAATGGTAAGAAAGTCTATGCTAAGGCAATCTTGAAAAATCCTGAGACATACTTCACAGACGAAGTAATGCAAGCACTCGATGAAGCAGCAGCAAAGGAGTTCCGTTATGGCAGCTAAAATGGTTTAGTTGATGAGGAGTTCTGTAGAACTGTCATTAAAACTTTTAGTGAAACCAAGGGGGAGTACATTGATAGAGATCAGCGACCTTCCTTCACAGAATTAAATATATCTCGTCGCTTCTTAGATAAGGATCCCAACTGGATTGATATTCAAAATACTTTGACCAAGACATTCATTGATGCAGTTGAACTGTATATGTCTGACCTGGACTTAGGTCCAGACTTTCCTGAAAAGTATGCATTTGAGGAACATCGTCTTAAGATGTATCAATCTAATGCATATGATCAGTTTAAAGATCATGTTGATGTTGGGGATTACAAGTCTGCTAGGAGATTTTTAGTCTGTTTCATGTACTTGAATACGGTGTCTGAAGGAGGAGAAACTTCTTTTCCCAAACTAGACTACCAAATTGCTCCAGAGTGTGCTAAGATACTAGTGTTCCCTGCTACCTGGCAGTGGAGGCACGCAGGTCTTCCTACGGTCTCTGAGAACAAGTACATCGTTGGAACCTACCTGCACTACGTTTAATGAATCTAGAAGTAACTATTCTCAGTAACCTCATTTACAATGAAAGGTATACACGCAAGGTACTTCCTTTCATCAAGTCAGACTACTTCACTGCTCGGGAACATAAGATTATCTTCTTAGAGATTCATGAGTACATTAGTCAATATGATGCGTGCCCCAGTCTGAATGCAATTGGTATA